ATGAGTGGATATGTCGGATTGAAGTATGAGGTACTGCTAGGTTCCGAAGGCTTGTTTGGCCTCTACAATGTGGAGGATCGTAGAGACATGCTCGAGCGTCTTCAGGTAATGGAGGCGGCAGCCCTAAAGGAACTCCGGAAACGCTCTGATGGCAAAGGCAATTGACACTCTTTCCATCAAGCTTGATTTTAAAGATGCTGGCACCCAGCGGATTGTCGACAAGATTAAGGGTTCTTTTAAAGGGCTGCAGCAGGTTATTTCAGGCGATACCCAGCCTGCAATGCGAAAGCTTAGGAGTGAAATAAATACTCTTGCTTCTGCTGGAAATAAAAGCATCAGCACGATTGATGCACAAGTTACGGCTTTGAGAGCATTAAGAAGAGAAGCAGATATAAACAGCAAGGAATTTAAGCAGTTAACTGCTGACATTGGTAAATATGAAAAGCAGCTAAATAAAGCTCAGGGTCGAAGAGGTGGTGGCTCTCGCGGTGGGCGTGCTCTTGCCGCTACTCAGATTGGAGGGGCTGCTATCTCTGGGGGCATTTTTGGCGGACCAGAAGGTTTTGTTGGCGCATTAGGTGGCGCAGCTCTTGGTGGGGTCCCGGGTTCGTTTGCAGGCGCTGCAATTGGCGCTCAAATTGGTGGCATTAGAAAATCGCTTGGCGGAGTCGCCGAGACAGTGGCTGAAATCAATGCTATGAAAATTGCTCTAGCGGGTGTTAGTACCGGTGCTGAAGATTACAAGAAGAGTATTGACAGTGTGATGTCAATATCAAAAGAGTTTTTGTTTCCAGTAGACAAGGCTATTGGCGAATTTACAAGATTAAAAGCAGCAGTTGTTGGCGCAGGTTTTGGGACTAAAGAGACGACTGATGTGTTTAAAGGTTTTGCTGCTGCAATTTTAGCGACTGGAGGAAATTCTGAAAAATTAAGCGGCGCATTGCTTGCAGCGTCTCAAGTGTTCTCTAAAGGCAAGGTTCAGGCTGAAGAACTTAGAGGACAAATTGGTGAAAGGCTGCCAGGTGCTTTTACTACGTTTGCACAATCGATAGGTGTAGGCAGCAAAGAATTAGATGAGATGCTTCGCAAAGGCGAAGTTAGCACTGAAAATTTCGTAGAGTTTACAAGAACTCTTTTCGCTCGGTATGAAAAAACCGCTGAAACTCTTGGCAGCTCCCCTGAAAAAGCTGGTCAAAGACTGCAATTAGCTTTAAGTCTGGCGACTATTGAGTACGGCGGTTTCTTTCAAAAAGTTGGGGCTGGATTCCAAGATTACATCACAGGGCTAGTAACTTTTGCTACAAAAAACAAAAAAACATTCAAAAAAGTTATAGCTAACGTTATTGTATTTGTGCAAGATTTTAAGACAGCAATCAAGGGGCTTGTGGCCCTAGTTAAAGAGGCTTTTGGCGGGCTGTTTGTGTTCCTTGGTCAAGCAATCAAAGTTTTTGTAGAGCAAGTTGTAGCACCATTTTTCAATGTAATTAATGCTGCAATCGAGGGTCTTTCCAAACGAGTTAAATTAGGCCAAGCAGAGAGAAAGTTGGGAGGGCCTTTCGGCAGGGCTGGCGAAATTAGAGAGGAAGAGCTTGAGGCTTATAAGAAAGAAAAAGGCATAGTTAAGAGTGCAAGAACTGGGACTTCTATAGCAGATAACGACGAGATCGAAAGGAGATCGCAAATAAGAATTCTTCAAGAAGCTGGAATGGCACCAAAATCAAGAGATGACATGTTTGCCGAGGCGATGAAGGGTCTTGACAAAGCTTTTGCTGTTTTCGATCCTTCATCTGGATTTGGCACAAGCCTTGGCAAGAAAACTGGCGACCCGTCTACAGAGCCCGGAGGCGACAGTGGCGGCACCGACAAAACCCAAGATCGCATTGGCCGTGCCGATGAAATTGTTCGCAGGTTGCAGGATCAACTTGCCATCTCTAAGCAACAAACTGAAGTCGGACGCTTCTTAGCAACACAAGCTAAAGAGAGAAGCGATCTGCAGGCAAAGTTTGTTGCATTGCAGAAAGATGGCGAGGAGGCTGCAATAACTGAAGCTAGAAATAAGGCTCAAGGGTTGCTTGACGATAAGCAAAAGTTTGATTTAAACAAAAGGGTAAATGATCTTTACAAAGACGCATCTTCAAGCCTTAAGGATACCCTCCAGACCTTAAGAAGCAAAATTACAGCAGACAAAGAGTATGCACGGCTTATTGCAGAAGGCGTAAATCCCGAGCTAGCGAAAGAACTTATTAAGATAAACGAGCTTTTCGAGGCTGGTGACAAGAAACTGCAGCAAAGAATACTTGATCTTGAGGCCCAGAAATCGATAACTGGATTAAGTGACAAAGAGCTTCAAAACATTAATGATCAGATTGAAGCTATAGAGAAGAAAAGAAAGCTTCTTAAGGGTGACAAGGTTGATGCAGAAGGTGCGGCAGGAGAAGCACATGCTGACGAAACCTTCTTAGAAGGGCTGGATAAGCATATTGGAGAGATTGAAAAAAACTTAAAAAGATTAATAGACCCACTGAATCAGGTGAAGGCTGCTGGTGAAGCCATTGGGGCAGCATTCAAAAATTCATTCAAAGGATTGATTGATGGCTCAATGACAGCAAAAGAAGCAATGGCTAGCTTCCTTCAGAGCGTTGCTGATCATTTTGCTGATATGGCAGCAGAAATTGCGGCAGAAGCCGTAAAGCTTGCTGCGATGCAATTTGTGAAGTTTATTATTTCAAGCTTTGCTGGTGGGGCTGCTCCCGGTGCTGACGCTGGGACTGGCCCTCAATCTGCGGCGGTAGCAGCAGGCTATCCAGGCAATCTAAATTATGCTGAAGGTGGCTATATCCCTGGTGGATTTAAAGCATTTAATCAAGGTGGCGTAGTAAGCCAGCCAACTCTTGGCCTTGTTGGTGAAGGTGGTGAGCCTGAGTACATCATTCCAGCATCCAAAATGCGTGAAAGCATGTCGCGTTATTCGCGCGGATCACGCGGTGGCGGTGTCATACCTTCTGATGGTGGATCGTCTGCATCAGGCGATGGTGGCGTTGCAGTTGCCGCACCAATCGACGTTCGCTACACCGTGGAACGTATCAATAGCGTTGACTATGTAACCGCTGATCAGTTCCAGAGCGGGATGCAAAGTGCAGCGGCACAAGGCGCACAACGCGGTGAACAGAACACGCTAAAACGATTACAGATGAGCGGTGGTACTCGTAAGAGGTTGGGTCTATGACAAGTTTTGCTTTTGGCCATGCGCTACGAATAAAGCCTGATCAAACAGAGCTTTATCGTTTTCAGAACTTTTTCATCGGCAAAGAGATTACGCACTCTGGTTCTGGCTATCAATTTGTTCCTTTCGGCTTTTCGGGCGTCACCGTTAACCGCACAGGCGACGGCTTAGAAGCAACGCTTGTTTTCCCGAACAACGACTTGTCCCGTGCCTGGGGCGTTAGTGCGATTGAAGGCAGTTGGCTGATGGAAGTTGACGTGTTGATCATCGAAGACCCAGACCCTGATACAGGCTTGGCAGTAACAAACACGATCGTTCACACATACACCGGCCAGGTGACAGGCGGGCAATGGGACAACACTTCGCTGAATTTAGAGCTGAGTTCGGTGCTTGATGCTGTTGGAACGGACGTACCAAGGCGCACGTTGACGCAACGAATTGTGGGCAACTTGCCAGTAAGCAACAATGTCCGACTGCGCTGATCTTATTGGGATGCCGTATCGGCTAGGCGCTGACGGCAGCGACGGTCATATTGATTGCATTCACCTTTGCTACAAGGCTTTAGGTCACATAGGTATTGACCCGCCACCCTTTAAGCAATCTTGGTACCAAGCAAGCAAATGGGAAGTATCGCGTGATTTATTGAAGTGGGGTTTTCGGGTCAAGAAGCCTGAGTATGATGGGGATATTCTGCTGTTACCGCAGCAATCCTGGGCATTCGCAGTCACATGGCAGACGGGAATCTTGTACGTCAATCGAATGTCAGAGAAGGTGCAATGGTCTTCGGCCCGTCTGTTTACGACGTACCACTGCTTCCGTACGAAAGAGAATTAATTAAGACGATTGGGATTACAGAAGAAGAGTATCAACTTTTTGCGGCTGAAGTCAGGCGGCGTGGCCGATTAAGACCTGCAGAATATGAGCATATCCCTGACATTGAAAACGCTGCTGCTGTCCCGTACTTAATCAACATTGCGATCACCTTGGTCCTTACCGGCATCGCATACCTCTTAACGCCAAAGCCAAAGATGCCTTCGGCCCCTAAGTCAGGCCGAGTTGACCTAGAAAGTATTACAGGAGCTAGTCGTTTTACCCCATCCAGGGGGTTTGACACACTCAGCGAGCTTGCAGATTATTCCTCACCAATACCCATCATCTTCGGGTTGTATGACGAAGTAAGAAGGGTGGGTGGAATGCTAGTTGAGCCAAAGCTTGTCTGGTCACGAATGCTTAGCCATGGCACTCAACAGCAGGCAAGGCTTTTGTTTGTAGTTGGCGAGCAAGGTGTTGCTAATAATGGCATCGCCCAACCAAAGCTAGAAGGTGTATTCCTTGGCAACAACGCCCTGGACACTATTTACGAAGACTTTTTTGCTTTGTATTGGAAGAAAGGGCTTTCAGAAGGAGGCAACAATCGTGTTGTTGTTGGCGACTTGATTGAAGGAACTCGC